TGTCTACAGGCGCTATTGACTCCGCTGGTATTCCCGGCAGTATCAACGGTGACGCTACGGCTGCTGGTATCAGTATGTCCCTTGGTGCAATCATCAAGCGTCACAAGCGCACCTTGATTAACTTTCAACAGTCCTTCCTGATTCCATTTGTTAAAATGGCTGCTTGTCGTTACATGCAGTTTGATCCTGAGAACTATCCTGTCAAAGACTACAAGTTTAACACTACGTCTACCTTGGGCATCATTGCTCGTGAGTACGAAGTAACACAGCTAGTGCAACTGTTGCAAACCATGCCAGCAGAGTCTCCATTGTACAACACGCTAATTCAGTCAATCATTGACAACATGAACCTGTCTAACCGTGAAGAACTAATGGCTAAACTACAGCAGGCAGAGCAAGCATCACAGCCTACACCTGAGCAACAGCAGATGCAACAAGCGGCTGCACAGGCACAGATGGCCTTCCAGCAGTCCCAGACAGCAGCACTCAACGGTCAGGCACAGGAGTCTCAGGCTAGAGCGCAGAAGATTGCTGTAGAAACACAGCTTGCACCACAGGAGCTACAGATTGACCAGATTAAGGCAGTCACAGCTAACCTGAAGGCAGGAGACCAAGAGGACAAGGAGTTTGAGCGTCGAATGAAGATTGCTCAGACATTCTTGAAAGAAAAAGAGATTGACATAAAGAATCAACCTCAACAGCAACCTATGCAACCCCAGCAACCCCTTCAACTAAGACAAGGATAAATTGATGGTAGTTACACGCACAGAGCTAATGCAGATTGTAGATCAAGTTAACAAGAAGTTTGAAGAACTAGAGTCTAAAATCAAAGAGCTTGAAGCCAAGAAGCAGCCGGTTAAGAAGCCAGCACCAAAGGCGGCATAATTATGGCAACACGACGAGATAAACCTATACGCAAGACTACAGGCAAGGGTGGCAACTATCGCTCTACTAAGTCTGGCGCAGGCATGACTGAGAAAGGCGTTAAGGCTTACAGAGCCGCTAACCCCGGCAGTAAACTAAAGACTGCTGTTACAGGTAAAGTTAAAGCAGGCAGTAAAGCTGCTAAGCGACGTAAATCTTACTGTGCTAGGTCACTAGGGCAGCTAAAAAGAAGTTCCGCTAAAACTAGGAACGATCCTAACTCTAGAATTAGACAAGCTAGACGCAGGTGGAAATGTTAATTGTCTACAGGAGAGATAATTATGCCCGGATACGGTATGGGATACGGTAAAAAAGCAATGAGCGGCAAAAAGAAAAAGAAGCCGATGACTCAACAGAAACGCACAGGTACTCGTAGAGGCCGATAATGATAATTGAATCTGTAGCAGCGGCAAGTGCAGCCCTGACGACTATTAACACTTTAATACAAAAGGTTAATGAAACAGGGCAAGGCATACATCAAGTTATGGGAATGGTCTCAGACTTTGGTGAAGCCTTAGATACTTTTGAAGTAGAGCGTAAAAACTCAACCTTCAAGCCGCTGTCACAGAACGATTTGTTACGAATTGTACAGCTAAGAAGACAGTACGAGCGACACTGGCAAAGTGTAAATGATTTACTACTTGTAGCAGACCCAAAGCTACTTGATGATTTTAAGTCTGCTAAAGCAGATCAAGAGAATCGTAGAAAACAGCATCTTGCTATGTTAGCTCGTAGAAAGAAAGAAAGAGAAAAACTAATGCACCAAGTATTAGTAGGAGGTGTTACTCTCTTTATTGGGGCTATAATTTCTGTGTTGATTGTGGCTGTAGTAATAAAAACATTTAGTTAAAAAAACGCTTGACAAATACAAAAAAGTATGATATAATGTATATGTACTTTACGTACAAAGTATTCTTTAACAAAGGTAAAATACAATGACTCAAGAGTTAGAAACTTACTTCAACAATTACTTTGCGATGTTTCGTTCAGAAGGCTGGAAACAGCTAATCTCTGATTTACAAGGTAATGTTGCACAGATCAACTCAGTAGAATTGACTACGGATAATGATAACTTGAACTTTCGCAAAGGACAGTTAGCTATCCTAGCAACAATCTTTAATCTTGAAACACAGATTGATAACGCTCATGCAGAAGCAGAATCAGGTGAAGACACTGAGGAAGCTCTAGATGAGGCTGTTTGACTTTAGATGTCCTTGCGGACAACTGTTTGAAGATTTAGTAAAGTCTGATGTCACAACTTCTAGGTGCAGTTGTGGCTTAGACGCAAAGCGTGTAATTTCTCCAGTACGCTCTAATTTAGAAGGTATCAGTGGTGACTTCCCTGATGCACATGCTAAGTGGGCTAGAAAGAGAGAATCACACATGGCATACGAAAGAAGGCAATCCTCCTAGAGAACCTTCATAATAAAGCTCTCCACAATACTAAGGTACGGAGTTAATAATGGCTAAGATTATTGAACCTGAGCGTCAACAGGATAACCAAGACGAACAACAACTAGAACTTTTTACTGAGGAGCAACAGGAAACTCCTGAACCACAGGAACCTGAGATTCCCGACAAGTATAAAGGCAAGTCTGCTGAAGAACTTGTACAGATGCACCAAGAAGCTGAAAAGCTATTGGGCCGACAAAGTTCTGAAGTAGGTGAGTTACGTAAGGTTGTTGATACGTATATCCAGACTCAACTCACTCAAGATCAACAAGAAGCACCCCAACAAGACGAAGAAGTAGATTGGTTTACAGACCCTGATAAGGCTGTAGATAGGGCGATTCAAAACCACCCTAAGATTAAGGAAGCTGAAGCACTCACTCAGCAATACAAGCATAGTACTGCTATGTCGGAGCTACAACGTAAGCACCCTGACATGCAGAAAATACTACAAGATGCTAACTTTGCTGAATGGATCAAAGCCTCTAAGGTCAGGACTAGACTGTTTGTAGCAGCAGACCAACAGTACGATCACGAAGCCGCCGATGAGTTATTTAACTTGTGGAAAGAGCGGCAGAACATCGTACAACAGACTGCCGCTGTAGAGCAACAAGCTCGTAAGCAATCAGTTAAGACAGCCTCTACTGGTAATGCCAGTGGTAGCACTGAGTCAGCCCCTAAGAAGATCTACCGACGCGCAGACATTATTAACCTTATGAAAACAGACCCTGACCGCTACGCTGCCTTACAACCTGAAATTATGAAGGCGTATGCGGAGAAACGGGTCAGATAGTATATCTTAGGAGATATTTATTATGACTGATTCCACATATCCCGCAACTGGCGGGTTCGTTGACAACACTAGCGCAGCTACTTTCATTCCAGAAATTTGGAGTGACGAGATTGTTGCCGCATACCAGAAGAACCTTGTCTTGGCAAACCTTGTCAAGAAGATGTCTATGGCTGGCAAGAAGGGCGATACAATCCATGTGCCTAAGCCTGTCCGTGGTGATGCACACGCTAAAGCAGAGAACACTGCTGTAACGGTACAGAACGCTACGGAAAGCGAAGTTCAAATCTCAATCAACAAGCACTTTGAATACTCTCGCTTGATCGAAGACATCACCGACGTACAAGCTCTGGCTTCACTGCGTCAATTCTACACGGAAGATGCTGGCTACGCTTTGGCTAAGCAAGTTGACACTGACCTGCACTCTTTGGCTACTGGCCTTGGTGCTTCCGGTACAACTTCTACGACTTACCTAAACAACGGCGGTACGTTCTTCGTAGATGCCTCTAATGGCCTGTCTACCTACACTGCTGACACGGTTGTTCCTGCTGACGTATTCACCGACGCTGGTTTCCGTGGCATCATTCAGAAGCTGGACGATCAAGACGTACCAATGGAAAACCGTTGCTTCGTCATTCCTCCTTCAGTACGCAACACCATCATGGGTATTGATCGTTACGTAAGCTCTGACTTCGTAAACAACGGTCAAGTCACTAATGGTCAGATTGGTCAACTGTACGGCATTGACGTATTTGTTAGCACCAACTGCCCTGTTGTTGAGACTGCTGCTGATAACTCTGCTTCTGCTGTAGACTCTCTGGGTGCGCTGTTGTTCCAGAAGGATGCAATTGTCATGGCTGAGCAACTGGGTGTACGCTCTCAGACTCAGTACAAGCAAGAGTTTCTTGCTAACCTGTTTACTTCAGACACTCTGTATGGCGTTGCTGTACTGCGTCCTGAGTCAGGTGTGACCTTGGTTGTTCCTAAGTAACAACTGTTTAGCTGGGGGCTGCTTCGGTGGCCCCTAGTTTTATTTATAAGGAGAGTATCATGTGGCAAGCGTTAATTGGGCCTGTTTCTAACTTAGTCGGTACGTTCCTTAAAAATAAAGCTGCTGAAAAACAAGCAGTACATGAGTCCAAGATGCGCCGTATTGAAGCGGATGCAAACTGGGAGACTCAACAAGCTGCTGCTTCACAGTCCTCTTGGAAGGACGAGTGGTTCGCCATTATCCTTAGCCTGCCTCTAATAGGTGCTTTTATCCCTAGTATGGTGCCCTATGTACAAGAAGGTTTTATTGTTCTTAGTTCTATGCCTGATTACTACAAAGGTTTCTTAGCGGCTGCTATTGCTGCTAGCTTTGGCATCAAGAGCGTATCTGCTTGGGGCAAGAAGTAAATGGCAAGAAGACCGGATTATATGTCTGGAAGCCCTATTAATAGATCAAGTATTCAAGACTTGATTGAGACAGGGCTGGATGATGATTTTCGTAGCATATCTAATGTTCGTCCAGAAACTCCTGCCTTCAATAATAGTTTATTAGAAGGAGTACGCCGCTATCAGGATATTTTACGCTCTGGCGCTAATTACTTTCAAATTGATGATGTTGATGAAGTAGATGATTACTACGACAGGAATCGTTTAACGTCATTAGGAGAAAGTCAGTTTTCTACTAACCAGTATTTTTCTGAAATACAGGCTCCTGAGTACCTAAGAAACTTTAATACTCCAGCTACTTCTAGTACAGTAAGCGATGCTTTTGGGCGCATAGCTAACTTAACAGACACTCAAGACATTGCGTCTACATTAAGTGAGTACTACGGTTACGACATAACCCCTGCTGAACAATCCTTTAATAGGTTCGGTGGTAATCTACAAACTCACACTAGTAGCTCTAAAGAACAACTACAAGAGTTTCATTCTCTTGTTGAGCCTATCCTTCAAGAACAAGTGCCTTTCTTACAGGCGACTGAAGGACTGAACTATCAAGATGCTTTGATTGAAGCGTACAAGCGTGACCCTATGCTTCAGTCTCTGTACTACAAGTATGATGTTACGCCTATAAGACAAACTGACGATGGTTCTACGTACCTGTATGATCCGTTTACTTATGGTGAGATTAGAACACTAGAAGTAAAAGATCCCAGTATTGGTGATATTGCTAAAAGTGTTTTACCTACATTAGCACTATCAGCAATCTTAGGGCCAGCGGCTAGTGGAATTGTAGGGGGTTTAGGAGCTACAGGAACTACAGCCAACGTACTGTCTAGCGCACTTGCTAGTGCAGCATCGGCAGGAATACAGGGTGCTGACCTTGAGGATGCATTGACAGCAGGGCTGTTAGGGGGAGCTAATACTTTCCTAAGTCCTTATGTGTCTAGCGCACTGTCCGATGTTGGTTTAGATGTAGGTACAGGACTAAACACGCTAGGTATTTCTCAAGATGATCTTGCAAGACTAGGTGCTGGCACTATTACTGGTGTAGCATCTGGAGAAGACTTAGATCAAGCTCTGCTTAGCGGCGTTGGCTCTCTTATACAACAAAGAGCTATGGATAGCCTACAGGGTATTTTTGCTCAAGAGCCATCACCTGCACCTACACCAGAACCTACAACAGAAA